CAGCTTCGTTTACAGCTAACGGTTGTTTAATATTTAATGATTCAGCATCAGGTGATCCAGCAGTTTGTGCAATCGCATTTGGTGGAGACAAAACAGTTTCTTCTGGAACATTTACAATTCAATTTCCAACAGCAGACGCATCTAACGCAATACTTCGTATAGCATAGGGAGGAACTCCTTATGGCATCAACCTGGGGTAATAATACTTGGGGATCCAACGAGTGGGGTGACGACAATGTTACCGTTATTCTTACCGGACAATCAACAACATCATCAGTAGGTTCACTAGAAGCTTTTAATGAAGAAGGCTGGGGACGTCAAGAATGGGGCAACTCTGGTTGGGGTGTAGAATATGCTGTAAAACCAACAGGCGTACAATCAACAACATCAGTTGGAAGCCTTACTACTTTTGATACACAAACAGTTATACCAACAGGTGTAGAAGCAACATCGAGTGTTGGTTCTCTTACACTAGCTTTAGAATCAATTATAACTCCAACAGGTCAACAAGCTACAACAGAACTTGGAGATTTTGATAACGCAGGTACGTTAGTTGGTTGGGGTAGAAATGGTTGGGGTGAAGAACCTTATGGAGATTCATTTAATAAACTAGTACAACCAGCAGGATTAAGCACAACATCTAGTGTTGGCTCTTTAACTTTAAATTTAGAGTCAGTAGTATCTCCAACAGGATTAAGCATAACATCTAGTGTTGGCTCTTTAAGTCTTGTTATAGATTCTACACCTGTCATAACAGGTGTTAGTGCAACATCAAACGTAGGAAGTATTTCTCCGGCTGATGTTATGGGATTAACAGGTGTTAGTGCAACATCAACAGTAGGTGGAATAATTCTTGATGCTCTTACAGAGCAACCTACAGGTCAACAAGCAACAACTGCAGTAGGTTCTTTATCGATAGGAATTACACAAATATTAACAGGAGTATCAGCAACATCTTCTGTAGGATCTTTAACAGTTGGAATAGGAGTTCCGTTAACCGGGGTCAGTGCTACATCAGCAGTTGGTGCAATAACACCTACTCCAATGATTGTAGGATTAACAGGACAATTAGCAACATCTAGTGTTGGTACAGGAGTAGCTTTTCCAGGCACTTATGAAAAACTTGATCCTAAAACAAGTACAGGATATACAACTGAAACACCTAAAACGTCAGTTAGTGGTTACTCAACTAAGACGCCAAAAAATACAACAGGATATACAACTAAAACTGCATAATTATGTTTGACTTAAAACTAAATAAACAATATAAATAGGAACAATTAGGAGATTAAATAATGGCTTCAACATACACACCTCTCGGCGTAGAGCTAATGGCTACTGGTGAAAACGCCGGTACTTGGGGAACAAAAACAAATACAAATTTAAATATCATTGAGCAAATCTCTGGTGGATATGTAGAACTATCTATTGCTGGTGGTGCTGGAACACAAGCTGTTGATAAAACAGATGGTGGAACAGGATCAGCCGTTGCAACAAGAGTCATCAAATTTACAGGAACTATATCTGGAAATAGAGTTATAACTTATCCAGTTCTTACAGAAAATTTTTATCTTATTAACAATGGAACATCAGGTTCTCACACAGTACAATTAAAAGCAGCTTCTGGTTCAGGTGCAACAGTAACATGGGGTACAGGAGACAAAGACTGGAAATTAGTTTACTTTGATGGTGTAGCAACTAACACAGGTGTTTACGAAATAGCTTTAGCTTCACCTCCAGGTGGATCAAACACACAAGTTCAATTTAATAACTCAGGAGCATTTGGTGGTTCTGAAAATTTAGTATGGGATGGAACTAATTTACAAATTGGTGATCAAGGTGATCTAAGATTAGGTGATGCAGACAACTCTCATTACATTGCTTTACAAGCTCCCGCTACAGTTTCATCTAATGTAACTTTAACTTTCCCTGCAACAGATGGGGATGCAGATCAATTTTTACAAACAAATGGTTCAGGTGTTTTAGCTTGGTCTGATGTTTCAGGTGGTACTTCATGGCAAGCAGTAAAAACTTCTACTTTCACAGCAGTAGCTGGTGAAGGTTATTTTGTAAATACTACAAGTGGTGTTGTAACTATGAATTTACCAGCAGGTACATTAGGTAATGAAATATCATTCGTTGATTACGCAGGTACATTTGATTCTAACACATTTACAATCGCAGCAAATGGTTCAGAAAAGATAAATGGTTCAACAGCAGATTTAACAGTTTCAGTAGAAAGAGCAGCAAATACTTTGGTTTATACGGATGGAACTCAGGGCTGGCTCTTAAAGAATAATTAAGGAGACTGATGGCTACTTATAAAGAAATAGTAGGTCAGAAGATTACCAACGTAACTTCTGATCCAAGTGAAGCTAAAACAGGTCAGATGTGGTATAACTCTACTACAGGAAGTCTTAGAGGACTAGGTGTCGTATCAGCATGGTCATCTGGTGCAGGTTTAAATACAGCTAGAAATTCTTTAGGAAGTTTTGGTACTCAAACAGCTTCAGTTGGTGTTGGTGGAGATGGTCCCGATAATGATACAGAAGAATATAATGGTTCTGGTTGGTCTAATGGAACTAATTATCCTGCTAGTCTTAGATGGCCTGAAGGTACAGGAACATTAACAGCAGGTATAGTAGCAGGAGGTGGACCTTCACTTGTTACAACAGTAAATAAATATGATGGAACTAGTTGGACATCTGCAAATTCTCTTCCAACTGCAACAAATGCAGGAGCAATGTTTGGTGTACAAACTTCTTGTGTATATGCTTTAGGTTATACTGGTAGTAATACAGCGGCTTCTTACGAATTTGATGGAACAAATTGGACTAATGGTGGAACTGCTAATACAGCAAGACGAGAATTAGCAGGTTCTGGTACATTAACAGCAGGACTTGTTTTTGGAGGTAGCCCTGCAACAGCTGCAACAGAAGAATATGATGGAACTTCTTGGACAGCAAGTGGAAATTTAGGAACAGCTAGATATGGTCTTGCAGGATCAAATGCTGGTACTCAAACTAGTTCATTAGCTTTTGCTGGTGGTAATCCCGCGATTACAACAAATGAAAGATATGATGGAAGCACTTGGTCTACAGATGTTGCTGTTACAACTGCAACAAGATTTTTAGCTGGTACAGGTACAGCTAGTTCAGCTTTAAAATTTGGTGGTTATACTGGAACTGCAAATTCAACATCAACAGAAGAATATAACAAATCAACAAACACAATAACCGCCGCAGCATGGTCTAGTGGTGGTAGTTTACCTACAGCAACAAAAGCAATAAGAGGTTGTGGACTTCAAACAGCTGCATTAGCTTTTGGAGGAGGAACTCCTCCTGGCCCACCTTATGCTGTAACAGAAACTTATGAATATAATGGTACATCTTGGAGTGATGGTGGGGATTTATCTGGAAACATTCAAAACGTAGGTTCGGCTGGTACACAGACAGCAGGATTATGTTTTGGTGGTTCTAATTCGGGTACCACACCTCCAGGTATTACAGGTAGAACAGAAGAGTATAATGGTTCTAGTTGGACAGTTAATCCAAACTCTATGAGCACAGCAAGATTAGGTTTGGCAGGTGGTGGAAGTCAAACAGCAGCTTTTGGTGCAGGGGGTTATGATGGAACGGCTGTTACAAATGTGACTGAAGAATATGATGGTTCTAGTTGGACATCTGGTGGTAATTTACCTACACCTACTAACACTCCTGGTGGAGCAGGAACATTAACCTCTGGTCTTGCTTTTGGAGGAGCTGCTCCAGCGGTATCTCCAGTATATACATCTGCAACTAATGAGTATAATGGAACAAGCTGGACTGCTGGCGGAAGTTTAATTACAGGAAGAGATCAAATAGGAGGTGCTGGAGCAAATCAAGATGCAGCTCTTGCTTTTGCTGGAGGTGAATCTGGTCCTAATACTTCTACCAAAACAGAAGGATACGATGGAACTGCCTGGTCATCAAGACCTAGTATGGCAACAGCTAGAAAAAATGCTGGAAGTGCGGGAACAGATACAGCCGCATTGGCTTTTGGTGGATTCGTACCACCTCCACCTGAAACAGCCGCAACAGAAGAATTTACTGGAGAAACAGTAGCAGCTAATATAACAGATTTTACAACGAGTTAATTATGACAACATATAGACAAATACATGGACGATCGATTCAGGCAGTAACAACTGATCCAACTGAATCAGTAGCCGAGGGCCAAGTTTGGTACAACACAACTAGTGATACTTTTAAAAGTGTTGTTGCTGCTGAAGCATGGTCAAGTGCTGCACCTTTAAACACAGCAAGATATTTAGCTAATGGTTTTGGATCACAAACGGCTGGAGTTTATTCAGCGGGACAAACTCCCCCTGGAACTAACGTAGCTAATACTGAAGAATATAATGGAACAGGTTGGACAACAGCAACTAGTTTTCCTTCAACGGCAACTTCAGGAGGATCTGGAGGTACTGCAACTGCAGGAGTGGTTATGGGCGGAGGTGCGCCTTATAGATCTACTTCTTTTAAATACGATGGATCTAGTTGGACTGCAACAGGAGCTTTACCAACAGCTGCAGATAATATTAGTGCTTGTGGAACAGGAACACAAACAAACATAATTGCTGCAATAGGTAGAACTCCATCATCAGGAAACTCAGGAACTAATACTTCAGTAACTTATAATGGGAGCACTTTTTCTAGTGGACCTAATTTAAATACTGCAAGAATGTATGGTGGTGCTGCTGGAACTGGAACTGGAACTGCAGGATTAATTTTTGGTGGATTTATAGATCCATCTCCAAACGCAATGACTAATACTGAAGAGTACGATGGTTCTTCTTGGACTAATGCTGGAGCTTTAAATGTAGCATCAAGTTTTCCTTCAGGATTTGGAACTCAAACTCTTACCGTAGCACAAGTTATAGCTCCAAATTATGGGGGATCAGAACAATACAATGGATCTACTTGGTCGGCTTTACCTAACACAGGATTAACTTCTCCTGGAGGTCTTTATGGAAACGCTGCAGGAACAACTGGTAATGCGGGTTGGCTTTTTGGTTATCCTGCAGGAGCAGGAGTAGAATTTAATAGTTCAGCAAACGTCGTTACAGCTGCAGCATGGTCTAGTGGTGGATTAATGGGTACTGGAAGATATAGAATGAGTGGACAAAATATTGGAACAAAAGATGCAGGTATGGCTATTGGAGGACGTGGAAGTTTTCCATCAACTGCTCCTGCAGTTACAGTTTCAAGTGTAGAAGAATACAATGGATCATCTTGGTCTGAAGTAAATAATATGCCAACCAGTCTTGATTTGACGGGAAGTTTTGGTGTTCAAACAGCAGCTGTACAGTTTGCTGGTTATGGAGGCCCAGGAGCTGGACCTAATCCTGCACCAGGTGGAAATAGAATTAGCCCAGCTGCCACAAATGAATATGATGGAACTAATTGGACTAGTTCAGGAGCTTACCCTACATCAATGAATGGATTATCAGCAGCAGGTACACAAACTGCTGGATTAGGATTTGCTGGATCATCGCCTGGTGGTGTATCAAATGTAACAGCAGAATATGATGGTTCATCTTGGACTGCTTCAAATAATCTGGGAACAGCTAGAGATGTCCTAGGTGGAGCGGGAATTCAAACCGCAGCATTAGCTATAGGTGGTCCTCCTAGTCCAGAAGCCAGAGTAGAAGAATATGATGGAACTAACTGGACAACAGGTACAGCTCTTCCTACAGGAAGTAATCAAAATGGAACTGGAGGAACTCAAACAAACGCTTTACTTTTTGGAGGAAACGTATCACCTACCACATTAGTTTTGGGATATGATGGAACGTCTTGGTCAACAAGACCAGGCATATCTACTGCAAGATATGGTGGAAGTAATGGAAATAGCACAACTAGTGGTGCATACTTTGCAGGAGGTGGAGGAGGTCCACCTACAAGACAATTAACAGAAGAATTTACTGGAGAAACAACAACAATTAATGTTAAGACTTTGACACAAAGTTAAACTATGATATACAAACTTTAAAGGAGAAAAACTATGGAAAACTTTTTATATGGAGTAGCTGAAAACACTGGAAAAGGATTCTTTACTGCAGAAGACAGAAGAGCATTCTTTCTTAGAGGTTATCCCGCTAACGTCTGGGTTGTTGGAAATAATTCAAAAGGCGCTTTGTGGGTAGCTGACAAAGGTGTTTTTAAAACTAAGTCAGAAGCACAAGCTTTAGTTGACGCTGAAGTACAAGCGGCACAAGCAGCTTGGGATGCTCAGACAGATGAACAAAAAGCTGACCCGTTTAACACAAGACCATCTGACGTAATTCTTCCATAAGGATTTTTAAATGTCTACTTACGAAAATTTACATGGCACAAGAGTCAATGTTGTATCATCAAATCCTTCTAATCCAACAGAAGGAGAGGTGTGGTATAACTCAACTTCAGGACAACTTAAAGGTTATGTTCTAGGACTTGGATCTTTTGCATCTGGTGGAACTGCAAATACAGCAAGAGATGATTTAATGGGAAACGTTGGAACACAGACAGCTAGTTTATTAGGTGGAGGAGGTCCAGGTACTTCTAACACGGAAGAATATGATGGAACTAGTTGGACAGAAGTAAATAATAGATCAACATCTTTTATTAGAGTTACAAATAACGGAACTCAAACGGCAGCGTTAGGTTATGGTGGATATAGTCCATCACCATCACCAGCTGCACCTCAAAGATACTCTATTAGCACGGAAGAGTATGATGGAACAAATTGGACTGCAGGTGGAAATTTTCCAAATGGAATTCAACTTGCTGGTGGAACAGGAGTACAAACTGCAAGTTTTCAAGCTGGTGGTGTATCTGGTCCTTATACAAGTGCTACTTGGGCAACAACAACTAATGAATACGATGGCTCTTCGTGGAGTAATGGTGGAGCAATGCCAGCAGGAAGAGACATAGCATCTGTAACAGGAATACAAACAGCAGCTATTATGGTTGGAGGAAGAGGAAGTGGAGGATCACCTAATTTAAATGCAGTGCTTTATTACGATGGTTCAAGTTGGACATCTCAACCCAACTATCCAGAAGCTGGACATGGGATTGTAGGATCGGGAACACAGACTGCAGCTATGCTTGCTGGTGGATCTTTTCCACCTGGTAGAAGTACAAACGCCAATACATGGGATGGTTCTGCTTTTGCTACAACAGGATCTCTGTCTACGGCAAGAGTTCAGGGTATTGGTGGTGGAACTACAACTGCAGCTATTGTCAGTGCTGGTTCTACACCAGGCGGTGCTACAGGAGCTACAGAAGAATATACTGGAGGTGGTCTAGCGGTAAAAACATTGACAACTAGTTAATAATCGTTATATATAAAGCAATCGAAAGGAATTAATTATGACAGAAGAAAAAAGAAATATACATGCGTTAATAGAAAAAGAGGCACCAAGCTTAAATAATTTACTTGACCCAAATGATGTCAAGGAATTTAAAGAAATGACGGAAGAGCTTCGTGACACTTGGACTAAGAAACAAGTATTTAGAACAGAAACAGAAATGAGAATGTCTGTTCTTCAAGATATGAAATACCCAACTAAAGCTGCAAAGTATTGGCAGTGTGTTAGAGAACAAAACGTATTTTTAGAAAACTTAATGAGTTTATCATTTGATGCTAGACGTAATGAAGTTAAATTAAAAAGATTACAAGAAAAATTAAAGACAGAAGAAGATCCATTAAAAAGAGAACTACTTCAAATAGATATAGATGAAAAAACTTATTCGGTTGCTAACATGCAGTTAGTAGCTAGGGACAGAATGAGAGAGATCAAACTATGGTCCACATTAAAGAAAGAGTTTGATGATGGTACGTTTGATACACAGGATGTTAATAAACATCAATTAGATTCTTATCATTTAATAATGAAAAACAAAGCAGAGACATTAACATCTGGTTCAAGTCAACCAGAGGTGTTTAATGTATTAGGTCAGTTGAATACTATAGAAAGAGTTAAAAAATCAGGAGAGATGATTTACAACAAGAAAGAACAGATAACTAATGACCTCGGAGCCAAAGACAAGTAAACAACTTTTCTTTTTAATAGCACAACCTAGATCAGGTAATACTTTATTTGCAAGTATTATGAATCAAAATCCTGAGATAGCTGCAACACCTAACTCTATTACATTAGAGATTATGAAAGATTTGTTTCTATTAAAAGATACTGATGTATTTCAAAATTACCCAGATCATAAATCATTAGACAATGTGTTAGATTCTGTGTTTGATACTTATTATAAAGACTGGCCACAACGTATAATCATTGATCGTGGTCCTGTGATGACTGAAGGCAATTTTGCATTAATACAAAAACATTTTAAACGACCATTTAAATGTATAATATTACTTAGAGATTTAATGGATGTGTTAGCTAGTTATATGCAGTGGTACACAGAAAATCCTGATGCATTTCCTAATAGATATAACTTAAATACTGACGAAGAAAAATTAAGTATGATTATGAATAAAGATGGTGCAGTTGCAAAACAATTAGAAGCAATAAAAAATTCATATAAATATAAAGATATTTGTCATTATGTAAAATACGATGACATGGTTACAAATCCAGAACAAGAGTTTAGAAAAATATATCAATTTATGGGTGAGCCTTATTTCAATCACAGATTCAATAATCTAGATCAAGTAAATGTAAATGGTTTATTTTATGATGATAAAATAGTTGGTAGTAATATGCATAAACTATTTGATGGACCTGTAAGAAAAGTATATAACCCCTATATAGAAAAAATTCCAGAAAGGATAAGACAGAAATATGGACACATCAGATTTTAATTTTATATTTTTAGGTCAGTCGGTATTAAAATACCAAGTACCTCTAGATGTTTATAATACAATCAATCATATTTACGAAACAAAGTATCCTGAATTAAAACCTGCTAATAAACAATTAGTTGGTAAAATTGAAAAAGAACATAGTTTATTTTTTAATGGAGAAGATAATGATAAAATGACTAGACATAATCATTTACCACAAAACGTACTACAATGGTTTGAATCAAAGTTCAGACACTATTTAGAATGGAATAAAGTCAAACAATATGATTTACATTTTAATTCTATTTGGGTTAATACAATGTTTCAACACGAATACAATCCAGTGCACGTGCACCAAGGATCATTGTTTACAGGTCTATCTTCTGTAATGATTTTAAAATTACCTGAGTCTTATGGTGTAGAATATTCTGCAGCTGATAAACCACAAAATGGTAAACTACAGATACTAGGTTCAGCTAACGGACATTTTGCAAATGTAGATTATCAACCACAAATTAAAGAACGAGACTTTTATATCTTTCCATATGACATGAGACATTGTGTTTATCCATTTAACGGTCCAGGTATGAGACGAACACTTGCTGCAAATATGGATGTGCAGTATGACCCAATTAGAAATAGAGGAGTAAGTTAATGTACGAAAACAGACATATATCAGAACCTAAATGGAAAAGTTGGATAGTTCAAACAACTACACCATTGTTTACACCAGATCAATGCAGACAAATTATTGCATCAGGTAGAGCACAAAAACCACAACAAGCAAAAGTTGGTATGGGCAAACCAGGTGGTGGCACAGATACTAAGAAAAGAGTAACTACAATTAGTTGGATACCATTTAAAGAAATGGAACCTATGTATCGTGATCTTAATAATTTTATACAAAAAGCAAATGAAAATCATTTTGGTTTTGGTGACATACAAGTTACAGAACAAGCTCAATTTACAGAATATCCAGAAGGCGGGTTCTATGATTGGCATATGGACTGTGATGTGAACATGCAACACGAACCACCTGTAAGAAAAATATCAATGACATTATTATTGAATGATCCATCAGAGTTTGAAGGTGGGGATCTAGAACTAATGGCACCAGGTAAATTTGCAAAACTTAAACAAGGCCATGCTATTATATTTGCATCCTTTTTAAATCACAGAGTCAATCCAGTAACTAAAGGTATAAGACAATCTTTAGTTTGTTGGTTTGGAGGTAAACCATTTAGATGATTAAAGAACAATTTTTTCCAACAACAATATATGGTAAAGACACACAATTAGATAATAATACTTTAGCAAACCATATTATAAATTGGAGTAAACAAGACCAAGGTGTTAAAAAAACAAACATGAATGGTTGGCACTCTACAACCGATATGCACACCAAACAAGAATACTCACAATTAGTTTCTGAACTATGTAAAATGCAAGAAGAAATATATCAAGAAGAATGGTTAGACCGTAGACCAAAATTAGGTAATATGTGGGCTAACATAAATTATCCTGGTGGGTATAACAGACCACACATACACCCTAATTGTTTATTTAGTGGTGTGTATTATGTAAAAGGTAATAAAGAATCTGGAGAGTTAGTTGTTAATGACCCAAGACCAGGTATTCAAACAATGATGCCTACAAGAAAACCAGGACAACCACCAAAACATTTATGGAGAGAAGCACATATAGAACCTATACCAGGTAGAATTATAATGTTTCCTGCATGGTTATGGCATTGTGTTGAACCTAACAAAACAAATGATATAAGGATATCAGTAAGTTTTAATTTTATACAAGATGGCTTTCAATAAATATCAAGTAATAAAAAATGCAGTAAGCTACGAGTTAGCTAATTTCGTATTTAATTATTTTCTTCTTAAACGTGATGCAGCTAAATTCATGTATCAAAACAATATTATATATGATACAGGAATGTTTGGAACATGGGGAGATACTCAAATTCCAAACACTTACTCTCATTATGCTGACCCTGTAATGGAAACCTTACTTGTTAAAGTATTACCGGTAATGCAAAAAGAAACCGGTCTAGATCTATGTCCTACTTATTCCTACGCTAGATTATATAAGCATGGAGACGAATTAAAAAGACATAAAGATAGACCTAGTTGTGAGATATCTACTACCATAAACCTAGGAGGTGATCCTTGGCCTATCTTTATAGATGGTACAGGTGCAGATACTGTTATAGATGAAGATAAAAAAATACATAAACCAAACGCTCCAGAAGGAACTAAAGTCTTACTTGAAGTCGGAGATATGCTAGTATATAGTGGATGTGAACTCGAACATTGGCGAGAGCCTTTTGACGGGAACATTTGTGGTCAAGTATTTCTACATTATAATCATGTAAATGGCCCATTTGCTGACAAAAATAGATTTGACGGAAGACCTATGTTGGGTCTACCATCATTTGTTAAATAGTATTATAATGAGGTTATATGTTACAAAAATTAGGATTCCTACCAGGGTTCAATAAACAGGTTACATCTACAGGTGCTGAGTCTCAATGGACAGATGGAGAAAATGTTCGTTTTAGATATGGTACACCTGAAAAAATAGGTGGTTGGAATCAATTAGGAGAATCAAAACTTACAGGTGCAGCAAGAGGTTTACATCATTTTGTTAACAAAGAATCTACAAAATTTGCAGCTATAGGAACTAATAGAATTTTGTATGTATATTCTGGTGGAGTATACTATGACATACACCCTCTAACTAATCCATCCGGCACAGCTATTAGCAATGCATTTAGCACGACTAACGGATCACCGACCGTAACTATAACTTTTGCTGGCTCACATAATTTTGTGCCAGGAGATATTATATTATTTGGTGATGCAACAACTTTTAGCACTATTACTAATTCTAATTTCACAGCCACAGATTTTGCTGATAAAAAATTTATGGTAACAAGCGTACCAACTACTTCTACAATTACTATTACAATGCCTTCTAATGAAACAGGATCAGGAGCAACCACATCTGGAGGGATTACTTATTATCAATACTATCATGTAGGACCTGCTGAACAGATAGGAGCTTTTGGTTGGGGTATATCATTGTGGGGTGGTAACATTTTAGGATCAATTACAACTACATTAAACGGAGCCTTATTAGATGATGCAAACGGTACAGGTGGAACAGGAACAAGTATTACATTAACAAGTACAACTGGTTTTCCAACATCAGGGACTAATTACATTCAAGTAGGCACAGAAGAAATTTCATACACAGGGGTATCAGGAAATAATTTAACAGGTATAACAAGAGCAGCAAGAGGATCAACTCGAGCAGCACACAGCACGGGTGCAACAGTAACTAACACCTCTAGCTGGACGGGTTGGGGATCAGCTGCAGCCAACACTGACTCAGTAACAGATCCTGGTCTATGGTCTTTGGATAATTTAGGTTCAACACTTATAGCATTAATACATAACGGAGAATGTTTTGAATGGGACGGTGATGCATCAAATGCAACGGCAACTAGAGCAACTATTATAGCTGGAGCACCAACAGCATCACGTGATATGTTAGTGTCAACTCCTGACCGTCACTTAGTATTTTTTGGTACAGAAACAACTATTGGAAATAAAGCTACACAAGACGATATGTTTATAAGATTCTCGTCTCAAGAAAATATAAATGACTACACACCTACAGCGGAGAATAGTGCTGGTACACAAAGACTGGCCGCCGGATCACGGATCATTGGTGCTAAACTTGGTAGGAATGCAATTTATATTTGGACCGATACATCTCTATTTACTATGCGTTTTGTTGGAACTCCTTTTACATTTGCATATGAACAAGTTGGTAACAACTGTGGATTGATAGGTATGAATGCAGCTGTTGAAGTTGATGGTGCTGCATACTGGATGTCAGAAAATGGTTTCTTTAGATACACTGGTAAACTAGAATCTATGGACTGTTTAGTTGAAGATTATGTTTACGATGATTTAAACACTACATCTAACATGTTAGTTTACGCAGGTATTAATAACTTGTTTGGTGAGATTACTTGGTTCTATCCAACAGCTACATCTAATGTAGTTAATAGAGCAGTTACATATAGTTATTTAGATTCAACTGCAAAAAGACCTATATGGTTTACAAATGCAAATAGTTTATTTCCTAGAACAACTTGGGAAGATTCATCTGTATTTGGATTACCTCACGGAACTAAATATAATGCAGGTGATGACGCGTCATTTGATGTTGTTGGTAACACGGATGGTACAACAATTTATTTTGAACATGAAACAGGAGTCAATCAACAAGAAGCAGCAACTGCTGCTGTTGCAATTCCAGCAAATATTACATCAGGTGATTATGATATTACACAAAAAGTTGTAAGAGGAGCTGCAACTAATTTAGGTGATCTTAGAGGTGATGGTGAAAACATTATGAGAGTTAGTAGAATTATACCTGATTTTATATCACAACAAGGTAATGCTATTATACAATTAGATTTAAGAAACTATTCTAATAACACAGCATCGAGCTCATCATTAGGTCCATTTACTGTAACAAGCACAACAGATAAAGTAGATACACGAGCTAGAGCAAGAGCTATAGCTCTTACAATATCCAATACTGCAGTAGATACTAGTTGGAAATTAGGGACTTTTAGGTTAGATATACATGCAGGAGGAAGACGATAATGGAAGCGTTATTACAATCACTGGCTGCTAAATATGGTTTTGATTATGCTGCAAAACTTTTAGGTTTAAATAAACAATCAGGAAACCCTAAGTTTACATTTGGAATGCCTTTTACTAATAACAAAATTAATATTAATCCAATGAAAATGGTAGGTAATCAACTTTTTAAAAGTGCAATAAGTGGTGGAAAAATGAGTATGGGACTACCATTAATAGCTGCAGGTTTAGGTTTATCTTATATGCGAAACCCATTAAGAGAAGGTTCAATGAATTATAATCCTGAACTTCAAGGACAGATAGATTATTTATCGGGTATAAATGGAATGATTGGAAAAAATCAAAGTAGTGGTTTATTGCAATACGGTCCTGACTCTGTACTACGTGGTAAGAATGTTGTTTCTATGTTTGGAACAAACGATTACGGAAAAAATTTACAAAAGTATATTGATAAGATGGAAGCTAAAAAAACAAAAGGATATAATACAATTGGTATTGGTCCTTTTAAAACAAAAACAACTGGTTTTACAGACTTTCAACAAAGTCAATTAAATAAAGCAAAAAAAGAATTAGAAAATTTAACTACGGATGAGTTTGATAAAGTAGATGAATTCATGAGTGCGCCAACTCCAACACAAACGGGTCCAACTTACACAGGAATGGGTTCTATAGGATCTGGTGGTAACGGAAGCGGATCTGGTAGTTCTAAGTCATCTTCTTCTAAGTCATCTTCTTCTAAGTCATCTTCTTCTAGATCATCAAGACACAGTTCTGGTCCAGGAGGATTACATAGTGGTTATCGTAGAGGAGGCATCGCAAGTTTATAATGGCAAAGATAGTACAATCATTAACTAGAGCAAGCGCAGAGTATGAAGAAGACGTAGCTCAGAACTTAGTAAGGGATTTAGATGCGGTGTTGGAAAAACTTAACACTACATTTCAAGAAGAATTAAAACAGGAGATAGAAGCTAGAAGTTTCTTTTTAGATTAATGGCAGTTGTAAACCAATATAAATTTGTAGGTATAGATAACAGTACAACAGGTAGTGCACTTACACCATTAGGATCTGGTGTTCCTGCAGTTAATGAAACTATTGTTATTAAATCTATACTTGTTACATCAACGGGTACACCTACAGTGACAATTACAAATAATAGTATTACAGCTATTAAATCTGTGCAACTAACAGCCAATACAACTAAAGAATTATTAACACAGCCGCTAATAGTAGAAGGTGGAAAAACTTTTACAGTACAATCAAGCACATCAGACTCATTTGATGTAGCTATTAGTTATCTAAATATTAAGAAAGAGGTAACAACATAATGAAAGTATATGACGCTAAGGTAGAGGAAACTTACAGACACAAAGAAACTGGAGAGGTTTTTAAGACAAGAAAAGACTGGGAAACTAAAGGGTACAAAGCAGAGGAGATGGCGCAAGACGTAAAAGTTATCATGCCTCCTCTTGATTTGTTCTCAAAAACAAAGTAAACTGACAAAACCATGGGAATAGAAGATATACAAATTTCAGAAGAATTACAGACTAACGCACCATCTATTAAATATAGTGGTAATGAAGGTCCTAAATCTCCACAAGAAATGGAGCAAATGATGATGGCTCAACTAGAAGAAGAGTATTTAAAATACGTTGATGACATGATGGAACAAGGTCTTGAGCCTATGACTCTTGAACAGTTTATGCAACAAGCAATGGCCGAAGGTCAAATGGCTGGTGGCAATCCATTACCACAAGACCCTACAAAACCAGTTAATCCTTTTGCACCTAAACCAACAGGACCAGTATTACCTGACAGACAGATGGCAGCGTATGGTGGTATCATGGGTATGGATGGTAGAAAACAATATGGTATTGGATCATGGTTTCAAAAAGCAAAAGACAAAGTTGTAGATGATTTAATTCCTAATGAGATAAAAGATAACCCCTTATTAACTGCTGCAGCATTAGCCGGTGGAGATTATTTATTAAGAGGTGACAATTCAATTATAAGTAAAGGTTATGATTTTATAAAAGAATCACCTGTAGGAACTAAAGTAGGTGAATTTTTAGGAGGAAAAGTTGATAAAAATGATCCTAAGTCACAAACTTATGGAGATTACATTAAAAGTGGTATAATGAAAAATATTATACCAGCAGCTGGTGGAGCAATAGCAGGATTATTTACTAAAAATCAAGAAGGGGATAATAGTAATCAAGGAATACCAAGTGATAACACAGCATTACAATTAGCAGACCTTAAAAAAATTGCGAACACATTAGATCAAAAACAAGCAATGGCGGCAGGATTAAATTTTACACCTGCAGTATCTGCTAGAAAATATTCACCAGAAGAAATGGCAGTAACATATGCACAAGCAGCTAACGGTGGGAGAATAGGTTATGAAGGTGGTGGACCAACGGGCGAACCAACTGGTGGTTTAGGTTTAGGTGGTTTAAGTAGTGCTATGCAACAAACACCAGAAACATTTAGTTTAGATGGAAGTGATATTCAAATAGTAATGCCAGACAATAATCCTACAATTGTAGGAGAAGGAATGCAGGGTGGTAAGAAAATACTTTTAATTGAAGTAAATGGTAATACAATGATGATTCCTGAAAATGAATTTTACAATAAGTTTGGTCAACAAAAAGCTATGGGTGGTAGAATAGGTAGAGCCGAAGGTGGAATCATGGACCTTGGTGGTATGGAAAAAGATTACAGAGCTGAAGGTGGGTTTGTACCTATTGGAAGAGAAGAAAAAGCAGACGATGTGCCTGCAAGATTAAGTGTAAATGAGTTTGTATTTACTGCAGATGCTGTTAGAAACGCAGGTGGTGGAGATATAGATCAAGGTGCACAAGTTATGGAAAACATGATGAAACATTTAGAAGCGGGTGGACAAGTATCAGAAGAGTCACAGGGAATGGGTGGCGCTAGAGAAATGTTCGAAACTTCAGAACGATTAAGCGAGGTTATATAATGGCAATAGAACAAGTACAAAATTTACCACAACAATACGTAACAGACCTTGGTGTTGATTACGGAAAACAATTAGCAGGATTAACGTCAATACCACTAGATACAGCTAGACTTGCACCGCAAGTTGCTGGTCAAGATCCATTACAACAACAAGCTTATAATTTAGCAGGTCAAGGTGTTGGAGCATACCAACCTTATCTTACACAACAAGCAGCATACTCAGGACCACAAGCCTACCAGGGTTTTATGTCACCATATCAACAAGATGTAATTGATGCAACACTATCAGAATTTGACAAACAAACTCAAGCAGGTCTTACAGGCATTGGACAACAAGCAGCGATGTCTGGTAACTTAGGTGGTGGACGTGAAGGTGTAATGAGATCAGAGTATATGTCTGATCAAGATGCTAACAGAGCATTTATACTTGCAAAATTAAATCAACAAGGATTTAACCAAGCTAACTTAAATGCACAAACAGCATTTAATCAACAAGGACAATTAGGTGGAAACATACAAGATTTCCAAACAGCAGATATTAACCAGTTGGGTCGATTGGGCGGTCTACAACAAGCACAAACACAAGCAGGACTTGATGCAACAAGAGAAGCAAATAGATTAGAAGCATTTGAACCTTATGAAAGATTAGGTACATATGGTTCTGGAGTTGCAAGTCTATTCTCTGGTAATGCACCATTCGGTAATCAGTCAACAATAACACCGAATCCAACACCATTACAAACGGCTCTTGGAACAGCTAGTGTTCTAAGTGGTATCTTTGGTGGTGGTAATCAAAAAGACACTAGTGGTTACATGAAATACGTATAGGATAACATGAACAGAATAATGAGAAGACCAATGTTTAGAAAAGGTGGTAGTGCCGGTGAAGGTATTACTTCAGGCTTAGCTCCTAGACAGGGGTATAAAGATCCTGCAGGAAGTGTTGAACAAAATGATCTTTCTAAAATAGATATTAGAAACATGAACATGCAACAATTAAGAGATCTTGCAGAGCAAGTGTCTTACAAAGCACCTCCTATGGCACCTGACAATTCATTAAGAGATTTTAAAATAGACTTTGGTTTAGATTTAGTATCAAGATCACCAAGTGGAAATATATTTCAAACAGCAGGAGCAGCAGCTAAAGAACCATTTTCTAATTTTAGATCAAGCAGAGCAGCGTACAACAAAGGCATACAAGATAGATCTATAAACAAATATAATAGTGAAGCTGACATGTTTAAAACATTAATTGGCGCACAGTCTGATATACTTGGATCAGAAGGTGGAGCTAAATCATACAGAGATTTAGAAATAGCTAAACAACTAGAAAAAATCATACCAGAAATTTATGAACTAGAAGCTAAAGTTAAAGATGGCACAGCAACGGATGATGACTTAGTTCAACTAGATGTATTAAAAACTACAAAAAATAATTACACTAAAAGCAATCCTGTAACAGAAGGTGCTATAGAATTATTTATTAAATCATCTCAAGGTCAAACTTTATTTGCATCAATTACAGAAGAATTATTTGATGCTAACCCGACCGGATATGAAAGTGAAAATGATCCACAGTTATATATTGATGCTATTGAAAAAGTTAAAAAAATACTTGGTCAGTTCTCTGGTGGTGGTAGAACAGGATACGCGAACGGTGAGATGGTTGAAGAGCAGGTTACTGAAACAGAAACCATGGCTCCCGGACCAATGGGTGATTCATCTAACAATTTAATTAGTTATGATCAACTAAGAGCAAGATTACCAGCAGAGATTACAGATGATATTGTAGAACTTATGACTAACAGTGCAGAAGCATTAGAAGACTTTGCCATGATTTCAACACAAGCAGACGTAGATCAGTTTAATAGAAAATATAGCGTTAATTTAGTATTACCAGCGGAGGCGT